CAGCCGCATCGCCGGAGCAGGTTCGCGTTTTTTCGCTGGCGGCTTGCGTTCCATCCTTGTCGCGTCCGGCGTGGGGGCATTGCTGGTGGCGCTAGGCTTTGCCGTGGATTTCGTGATCGAGCATTGGGGCACCATTGGCCCCGCCCTGAAAGGAATCTGGGATGGCATCGTGGGGACCATTTCTCAGACTGTGGGCAGCATCATCAACTTCTTTGTGATCGGTTGGGCCTCCATTACGGATACATGGAACCGTCTGGGCGTCTTCTTTTCCGTGCTCGGCGGCAACCTCCTTAAAGTATTTGAGCCTGCCATCACGTTCATCACCGGGTTGTTCTCCAGAGCAAAGAACACCTGCCTACAGGTATGGTCGAGCGTCACGGGCTTTTTCAGCGGGCTGTGGGGAGGCGTCACGAGCGCTGCGGAAAGCACATGGACATGGATTACGGATGCCGCTTCTACAGCGTGGAATGGCGTAACCGGGCTTTGGAACGGCGTCACAAGTTTCTTTGCCGTCATGTGGGATGGCGTCAGCGCAGGCGCCGGCGTCATGTGGGGCTGGATGAGCGACGCCGCTTCTGGTGCATGGAACGGCATCGTTTCTGTTTGGGAGGGTGCAACGAATTTTTTCGGTGGTCTTTGCGATGCCATCACGGGCGTGTTCGCCAGCATGTTCCAGTGGCTGCGGGACAGCTTCGATTGGGTTTTCAGTACTATCGACACGGTAAAATCAGCCGTAGATAAAGTCACCGGGGCGGTGTCCGACGCATGGAATACGGCCTTCGGAGACGATGGGGAAACACCCTCGGAAAAGTCCACGCCCGTGGCATCCGCTGCGCCCGAACCACCCAAAGCCATATCTATGTCCACCAGCGGTAAAAAGGCGGCTCAGACTGCTCCTCCCGTATCGGAGAGTCCGGCCAAGCCATCTTATCAAAGCCGGGCGGATGCCGTGGCAGGTTTGGCCTCCACTCCCGCCAGCAGCTCCAACAAGAAGGGGAAGGGCGGCAAGAAAGGGAAGGGACCCGGACCCGTTACGGTCGTATCGCTGGACAGCGGCAACAGGTTCAGCACGGTATTCATCCCGGCTGCGAAGAAGGACAAGCCCGTGGGGGCTTCTGTGCTCATGGCTTCAGCGTCCGGGCAAAGTCCTGTCGGCGCGAAGTTCGGCCGCGATGCCTTTCCGCCCGTGCTTCCACAGACGCCGATGTTGCTGGAGCGCAACAAAAAGGCTCCCACGCAGCGCCAGCCGGAGGCCTCGGGCGACATCCAGATCGTGCAGCATTTCAACATCGCGGATGCGGGGAATCTCCCCGCGCTCAAAAAGGAGCTCCGGCGTCTGGAGCCGGAGTTTGAAAAGCTCGTCCGGCGCGCGCTCGAAAGGATGCGTTCGGACAAGGCGAGGACGGCACATGCCCAGTGAGAAGACGACGCGGCAGGGGCAGGCGTGGGACCAGCTTGCGAAGGACGCCTACGGAGACGAGCTGCGGCTCGGCACGCTGTTCCCTGAGAACGTGGACGAAATGGACACCCTGATCTTCGGCGGCGACGTGCGCGTGGTTGCGCCGGAAGCGCCGTCTGTCGCCAAGGTGTCCTCGCTGCCCCCGTGGGAGCGTATGTGATGCGCCGCGCAGCCGTGACCGTCAGCATCAAGGGCCATGACGTGACCCTCGACCTCATGCCGTACCTCGTCAGCCTGACCTACACCGACAAGGCCGACGAGGAGCTGGACGATCTCCAGATCGTGCTGGAGGACCGCGAGGGCATCTGGCAGGGGGACTGGCTCCCGCAGACCGGGGACGTGATCGAGGCCAGCATCCTCACGGAGAACTGGCGGGAGATCGGCGCGGTCGAGGAGCTGCCCTGCGGGAAGTTCGAGGTGGACGAGATGGAGCTCGAATCGAGTGCGGAGGGAGGCGACACCGTGACCGTCAAGGCCGTGCCCGCCGCCGTGAAGTCCTCGCTCATGCTCCAGAAGAAGACCCGCTCGTGGGAGAAGACGCCGATCACCACGGTCATCGCGGACATTGCCGGGGCCGCCGGGCTGGACACGCTCTACCGGGGGCCTGAGCTGGTCTATGAACGGGTGGAGCAGCGGCAGGAGAGCGACCTTGAGTTCATGCAGCGCATCACCAAGGAGCAGGGCCTCCGGCTGGCGGTGAAAAGCGACAGGGTGGTCGTGTACGCGGGCCAGACGGCGGACCGGCTGGAGCCCATCGCCATCAGGCGGGCGCCGGAGGCCGACCCCGGCGAGGGGCTGGACTTCCAGTCCTTCCGGGCCAAGCGGACGACCGAGGGCATCTACACGCAATGCGTGGTCGGCTACACGAAAGCGGCGGATTCCGAGACGATAGAGACACAGTACGAGCCGAACATCCCGCCGACGACCGGGCGCGTGCTCTACATCAACAAGCGGATCGAGAATCAGGCGCAGGCCGAGCGCATGGCGAAGGCGGAGCTGCGCGACAAGAACCGCAAGGAACAGACCGCCTCGCTGTCCGGCATGGGCGACACCCGGTTCCGGGCGGGCACCGTGCTGGACATTCAGGGATGGGGCCGCTTCGACTCGAAATACGTCATCGCCCAGGCGACGCACACGTTCTCGGCGGATGGCGGCTATACGACCAGCCTCGAGCTGGAAAAGGCGCTGGATTACTGATGGATATGAAGATGAACGAACTTGCCCGCGTGGGTTTTGTCGTGTCCCGCCAGCCTGAGAAGCACCGCGTCCGGGTGGAGTTCCGTGACACCGTGACCGCGAAGCTCGTCTCCGGGTGGCTCCCCGTGCTGGTGCCCCGCGCCAGCGCGGACATGGCTTTCGACCTGCCGGACGTGGGGGATCAGGTGCTCTGCCTGTTCCTCGGCAACGGGCTGGAGGAGGGCTTCGTGCTCGGCTCCATGTATGGGGCGCAGAAACCGCCCGTGGCGAGCGGCGACAAGTTCCACCGGACGTTCAGCGACGGCACCACGCTTGAGTACGACCGCGCCGCGCACAAACTCAGGGCCTCGGTCAGAGGCGACGTGGAGGCCAGCGTGACCGGAAATGTTGAAGTGACGCTTCAAGGAAACGGCAAGGTGACGGCTGGCGGCGCGCTGGAGCTGACCTCGGCGGCGAAGATCGGCCTGAACACGCCCGCGCTCTCGATGGGCGGGTCCGGAGGCGGGGGGACGGAGGCCGCGACGCAGGGGAACATCCGGCACCGGGGCAACATAACCGTCACCGGGGGAGACGTGACCGTGAACGGCATTTCCTTCCTCAGCCATGTCCACGACTGTCCGCACGGCGGGACCACCGGAGCGCCCAAATGATGTACCAGGGCGTCCTCGGCACCTTCTTTTTCACCGTGAGCGACTTTGAGGTGGCGACGTTCCGCGACCTCAAGCAGCAGCGGGAGATCCAGTTTGCCGAGCACAAATGCGTGTCCGGGCTCCCTAAAATGCAGCACACGGGCCGCAATCTGGACACCCTCAGCCTGACCGTGCAGCTTTTCCCGCTGACGCCGCTGGCCCTGACCGTGGACATGCGGATCGACGCCCTGCGCGAGTTGGCGGTGCTCGGCGAGGAGGTCCCGCTCGTGCTCGGCCTGACCTACTACGGCCTGTACGTGCTCAAAAGCGTTGAGGTGCAGCACCGGATTTTCCACAACGGCGTGACCATGAGCGCCGAAATAGCCCTGAACCTCACGGAGTACAATTGATGGAACTGACTGTGGATATGGGCGTGCCCACGTCCGTGGAAATCGGCGCGACGGGGCTGCGCGGTCTGGCGCAGGAAATCCGCACGGCGCTGGCGACCCGCAAGGGGTCCGTGGCGCTCGACCGGGACTTCGGCCTGTCGTGGGAGCTGATCGACCTGCCCCTTCCGGAGTCGAGGCCGCTGCTCGTCGCGGAGATAGGGCGGGGGCTGGAGCGCTGCGTCCCGCGCATCAAGGTCAAGAGCGTGACCTTCAGGACGGACGCGCCCGGAGCGTCTGACGGGAGGCTGACGCCCGTGGTCACGGTCGAAATCCGCAAGGAGTATTTGAATGACTTCCGTTGACCTGTCGGCCCTGCCGTCCGTCGCCTTCGCGCCGCAGAGCGCCGGGGAGACGGAGACGGCGATCATCACGGCGTATGAGGCCATCGCCAAGGCGACGCTCCAGCCGGGCGACCCGGTGCGCCTGTTCCTTGAGTCGCTGGCCTACATCCTTTCGGTCCAGAACGGGCTCATCGACCTTGCCGGGAAGCAGAACCTCCTTGCCTACGCGCGGGGCGGTCATCTCGACCATCTCGGCGCGCCGATGGGCGTGATCCGCATCAAGCCGCAGCCAGCCCGGACGACCGTCCGGTTCGGCGTTGACGAGGCGCTGGACTTCGCCGTGCCCATCCCTGCGGGGACGCGCGTGACCACGCAGTCCGGCGGGGTCATGTTCGCCACGCTGTCCGACGCCGTGCTTGCCGCGGGGGAGCTTTTTGTCGAAACCTCCGCGAAGGCCACGGAAGCGGGGGCCTCGGGCAACGGCCTGTTGCCGGGCCAGATATGCCGCCTCGTCGATCCGCTGCCGTACATCACGCTGGTGAGCAACGTGGCCACCACGCTTTCCGGCTGTGACGAGGAGGGGGACGAGCGGTTCCGCGACCGCATCCGCATGGCTCCGGAGAGCTTTTCCGTTGCCGGGCCGAACGGCGCGTATGAAGCGCGGGTCAAGGCGGTGAGCGCCGACATCAGCGCGGTGAGCGTCACCTCCCCGACGCCGGGCATCGTGGACATCCGTTTTGTCATGACGGACGGGGAACTGCCGGACGCGGCCATGATCGAAGAGGTGGAGAACGCGCTGACGCCCAAGGACGTGCGCCCGCTCACCGACAAGGTGCTCGTCGGGTCGCCGGAGACGGTGGAGTACGCGCTTGCCGGGAAGTGGTTCCTGTCGTCGTCGGACTCCACGCTGCTGGCCTCGATCACGAAGGCCGTGGATGCGGCTGTGGAAGGGTATCGCCTCTGGCAGCGGTCGAAGCCGGGGCGGGACATCAACCCCGACGAGCTGGTGGCCCGGATGCGCAACGCCGGGGCCAAGCGCGTGGAACTGGAGACACCCGTTTTCAAACGGCTCACCGAGACGCAGATAGCGCGCGAGACGTCCGTGGCCATGACGTTCGGCGGGGTGGAAGATGAGTAGCCGGCGCATCGGTTCCACCCCGTTCCTTGAGCTGCTCCCGGATTCCATCGCTGGCGATCCGGCGATCCGGGCGGCGGCCGACGCGCTGGACGGGCTGCTTGTGCCGTCCGTGAAGGCCATCCCGTCGCTGCTGCTGTACGCGCGGCTCTACGGCAAGGAGCCGGACCTGCTGCCGCCCCTGCGCCGCCTTGCGGAACAGGCCGGGGGCTTGCGGGCGCTTGAAGAGCCGCTGCTCGACCTGCTGGCGTGGCAGCTCCACGTCGACAATTACGACATCGCCCGGACGTACGCGGAACGGCTGGAGATGGTGAAGACGGCCATCGCCGTGCACCGCAAAAAGGGGACGCCGTGGGCCGTGGAAACCGCCGTGACCGCCGCCCTCGGCAACGTCGAGACGACCGTGACGGAGTGGTACGACTACGAGGGCGGCCAGCCGTACCATTTCAAAGTGCTGGTGACGCTGTTTGAGCAGGGCATCGTTGCCGACGACATCAACCGCGCCCGCCAGATCGTACTTGAGACGAAGAACACCCGGTCGCACCTCGACCACCTCGGCATCACCGTGGCGCTCGGCAGCAACTGCGAGACGCGCTTCGGGGCAGCCCTCGGCATGGGGAACACCATGACCATCTGGCCCGAGGAGATCACGGATCTGGAACAGGAACTTTCGCTGAATACGGGCGCCATCGCGCACTGGCAGCACATTTTGACCATCGCACCGGAGGAGATATGAGCCAACAATTCCGTACTGTAACGACCAACGCCGGACGCAACGCCGTCCGGGAAGCGCTGGCGCAGGGCAAGACCGTCAAGCTCTCGCACATGTCCGTGGGCGACGGCGGGGGCAGCCCGGTCACGCCCACGTCCTCGATGACGGCCCTCGTGAACGAGCGTTTCCGCGCCCAGATCAACGACATCGTGCTTGATCCGGACACCCCGGATTTGTTCACCGCCGAGCTGTTCATCCCGCAGGCCGAGGGCGGCTGGTACATCCGCGAGGTGGGCCTGTGGATGGACGACGGGACGCTGTTCGCCGTGGGCAACACGCCGCTGACCGAGAAGCCGGACATCAGTTCCGGCGCGGCAACGGACCTGCTTGTCCGGCTCATCATCCGCGTCCTCGATGCGGCCACGGTTTTCATCGAGATCGACCCGGCGCAGGTGCTGGCGACGCGGGAGTACGTCGACCGCAAGCTCGACGCGCACAACAAGGACGGCGGAGCGCACGAGACGCTGGCCCGCAAGAGCGTGCAGATCAAGGCCGGGACGGGGCTCACGGGCGGCGGCACGCTCGAAGCCGACCGGACGCTGACCATCAAGTACGGCAACACGGCGGGCACCGCGTGTCAGGGCAATGACGTGCGCCTTGCCGACGCTCGGACGCCAAAGCCGCACAAGGCGACCCACCAGACCGGAGGTTCGGACGCCATCACGCCAGCGGACATCGGGGCTGCGGCCAAGACGATTCAGATCAAGCCGGGCACGGGCCTCACTGGGGGCGGCACTCTCGAAGCGGATCGAACCCTGACGGTCAGCTATGGCACGGCTGCGGGCACAGCGTGCCAAGGGAACGACGCTCGTCTGAGCAATGCCCGGACGCCCACGGCACACAAAGCCACACACAAGACCGGGGGCACGGACGCGCTCACTCCTGCGGATATCGGTGCTGTCCCGACGACCATTCAGGTTATCGCCGGAACCGGGCTCTCCGGAGGCGGTTCACTTACGGAGAACCGGACGTTGGCAGTCACCTATGGCACGGCTACGGGCACGGCTTGTCAGGGAAACGACGCTCGTCTGAGCAATG